AATCCTAAAAGATCTAAACCTGTTTTGTAAGACTCTTCCCATTCTTTTCTTGATGCTTTGTAATCCATATAGTTGTTGACCATGTCAGCACCAACTGGTTCTAAAACATCTTCTGGTAAAATATCTGCTAAATTATCAAAGTGTGATTCTGTGCCCGGTATGTTTATTGCACCTGGTTCAAAGTCTAGTGTTGCACCACCGTCCTCTTCAGGGATAACTTCTACGGGTCCTTTTTGTTGTTCTGGTTCCTGAACCGCAACTTCTTCTGCTATCTCTTCTTCTGAAGGGATATCTAGTTTAGTTCTAGTGTTCGGGAGTCCTTTATCTATATCTGCCATTTATACTCCTATCCTTTCCTACCACGTTTTAATAGACCTGACAACCCTTGTGAGTCAGGATTCATAGATCTTCTTTGTGGTCCTTTGTCTATACCACCTGATAAACCTGCAATACCACCACCTGCTGCTGCCGCTCTATCAAAGGTTGGAGAAAACACGTCAAAGCCGGGTTCATAAAATCCTCTATCTAAGGCTCTTTGTGTTTTTTCTTTTTGAAAATCTTCAACTGCTTTTATGTCTTTTTGTTTTTGAGTTTCAAACATATCTAAATCAAAAAATTGACCTTCATCAATTTGAGGGCTTAGTCTTTGAAAAGGCTCCATAGCTTTTTCAACTTCTCCTATTCTAGTTTGTTGTGCCATGCCTCTAGGATTTATTTTTCTTGGTTTACCTGTTTCATCAAAACCTTGTAAATATGCACTGTACACATCTTCTAATTTTTGTGCTTTACCATACATAGGATCTTGTTCTGTTAATTGTTCTTCAACATCTTTTCCTGCAAGACCATAGCTTAAATTAGAAAGTATTTCTTGTTTGTTAGCTCCAGTTGCGTAATCTGTTATTGCAAAAAAACCACCAAGAGCTAATTCAGTACCAATACCTAATCCTGCAACTGTTCTTGCAGCGCTGCTTAAAATTCTTGCACCTTTTGTTGTCTTTGTTAAATCTGTTAAATCTTTAATAATTTTTTCTTGTTGTGGGCCACCTGGTAAATTTTTATTTTTAATATTTTCTAAACCTTGTCTTAAACAAGTAATACTATTTGCTAAATTTATTCTTCCTCCCGACGCAAAATTTTGTGTAGCGCATTCACCTCCACCAAGTCTTGCAATTTGTCCTAAAACTTTTTGATTTTGAACATTCATTTTTGTTAGGGCAGGAGTTTGTTTATAAACCTGTTCTGCTACTTCAGCTCTTGGTGTTATATAATTTACTACATCTTGTGGCAAATTAGGTATTTTTCTTTTTAAAAATCTAGATGAAGCAACTTGAGTTACTGATGGAATTGTAACCGCCGCGCCCTTATTTGCTTTTATTACTTTTCCTAATTCACCAGTTTCATTTATTATAGATACTATTTGATTATCTATAGAGGCACCAACAGGATATACTTCTGCAGCAATTCTATTTATGTATGATTTTAAATTTGGGTTTGCAGCCCTTTGAGATGCTATATTTAAATTGTTAAAAAATTGATTTTGTTGTCCTGTTACAATTCTTAAATTATTAAAAGGTAGAACTCTAGTCCCAAATTCATGATCTATGTGACCTGCTAAATTTCTAACTTTACTGTAACCCTCTTTAGTCGTAAATTGAGTTGTTTTAACATTTTGATAAATATCTTCAAAAACATCTTTGTATTTTTCTTTTTTTCCAGTAAGTGGATTAATCATGTCGGTATTGAATAATCTATTTCGACCATTAGTCACTTCAACTAATTCATTCCATTCAGGTAATTTTTCTATACTTCTTTTTAAATCAAAAACACCTTTGTTAGGTATATTTTTATTTATTTTTGTAAGTGTTTTTTCATCAGGTTTAAATAGACCATACAATTTATTTTTATACCCAAGATTGTTTGGATCTGCATAACTAAATAAAACTTTTGTAGAATCTAGTGATTGTCCTTTACCTTTCCATGTAATCGGTTTTCCATTTAAATCATAAAATTTAAATTGACCTTTACCTTTTTCAAGGTTCCAATTTCTTATCGCTTCTCGCATTGCAAATTGTTCTGGTTTATCTCCCGCTAATCTCCACCAATCTTCAAAGGATGCTCTTCCAAGTGTATTGCTTTGAGACAGCTCTAATAAATATCCTGTAGAAGTATCTGCTCCTTTTGGAAGTTTAGATACAATTCTGTTTATATATTTAATATCTTCCTCTATATTTTTATATTCAGGGAAAGTTCTTAAAGTTTTAAGGATATCCCCTTCTTTAATAAAAGGTCCTGATTCACCCCCAATCAAACGACTAATTTCACCTCTTACTTTTCCTGATTTACCTGCTGTAAGGGGACCTGTTAATTTATAATCGGGATTCATTACAACTCTAAAAGCTTTAAGAATTTTATCAGAACGTTTATCCAAAGTATCTCTAACTAAGTTAGTAGTAATGGTCTCAATACTACCTGGTGTTCCGTGTCCTAATCTGTTGCCTTTTGAAAAAACTTTACCTTGAAAAAGTGATGAAGCACCTCCTTTACCACCTTTAAGAGGATACATTCCATCTAATTTATTATTTTCTCTTGCTATAATGTCTTTTACCAATTGCACTTTTTTATCTTTTAAAAGACCGGCTGGGCTACCTCTTTCATCAGCGTAGTACATCACAGACGGTGTCTTAAAACCTTTGTTTTTTATAAAAGTTTCGAACCGTGGAACGTCTGCTGTTGTTAATTTTTGTTTTTTATAACCTTCGTCAATAAGATTAACATATTCTTTGTAAAGTTTATCGTAAAGCGCTTTACCTCTCTTTTGGCCCTCTGGATTAGTGCCACGTTTAAAACCAATTCGTCCACCATCAGTTAATTTATTACGTGCATTAAAATCTTGAAACGCTTCTATTTCTAAAATTTTTTTTGGTCTTTGAATAGCACTAGCTGGTGTAAAAGGGTTTTTAATTTTTTTTCTAGTCAAATGTTTTATCATCTGACTATATCGATCAGGGGGCATTTTGTTTTGAGACATAAGTTTATTCTCCTAACATTCTTGCGATACCACCTGATGCAAAGTCATCATCAGGTCCGTCATAATCAAGCATTTCACCTTGTCTTCTAACCACTGCATCTGATTGCTCTTCAGGATCGTCTGTTATTCTTTGAGCTTTGTCTCTTCTTTTTTTATTTTGCACAAATTCTTTTAACGTAGGTTTTTTACCAGTCGCATATTGTTTTAATTTAGATAAATCAGAATCTAAATCTTTAATACTTGTACCACCAACTTCATCTACATCTATATCATAATCATCAGGACCTACTTGTCTACCAACAGGACCTGACTCTGCTGTCGTAAACTCTGCTGATGGATTTGGATTAGCTTCATCTGGTAATGGTTTTTTGTAATCTAGTTGCACTGGATCACCAAATACATTATCTGGACTTTCATATTCAACTCTTATAGCACCTTCATCCGCGTCTTGTGTAACTCTTACTACAGTATCATCTCCAAGTCTTTTTTGATAAACAGATTGTCTCTCACCTGTTGCAAATCTTTTTGTAACATCATCACCTTCGTTAATAACTTTTGTAACAAGGGTATCGAACCATTCTGGTTTACCTGGCACAGGATCTGTCTTAATAACATTTTTTGTAACTTGTCTTGCACCTTCTTTACCAAACATTTTTAATGCACCTGCTTTTAAGGCACCAAGACCTGCAGCTGCACCGCCCATAAGTTTTAAGAATGCTCTACGTCCCATTTTTAAACCAACACGTCCACCTGTTGCTAAATCCTCTGGATCTACCATGTCTTCAAAATCTAGTTTTAGTTCTAAATCATTTATCTGTTCATTTATGTTATTGTATAAATCATCTGTTTCAAAATCTTCAACACCTCTTTGTTCTAATTGAAGAGCTCGAGCATCTCTTTTATTTTCAAGTTTAGAGATATCGTCTCTTAAATTTTTTTTACGCATGTTACCAACTGCTTTTTTATTTCCTTTTTCTATTCTTGCTTTTATTTCAGCATCTGTTTCAGAAGCCTTACCACCCATAATCTTAGATCCTGGAGTTATCTCTTTACCTTGCATGTCAATAATTTTTGCAGACCGTGTGCCTCTAATTCCTGTTTCTGTTGTAGGTTGTTGTAATTGTTCGAACACCATCTCAACCTGTCTTTGTTGATCGTCTAAATATTTTTGTTGAGACTTTGTAAGTTGTGCACCAGAAGTTCGAGCCTCTTCTCTTATGGCTCTGATCGCACCACCCATTTTATTAACATCATCAAAAGATTGAAACTCAAAATATTTTACAACTTTAGGTAGTTTACCTAGACCAAAAAATGCTCTTATGACTGACATTAATAATATTTCCTTTTAGGTTTCTCTGCCTTTTCATCTACGTAATCTTCAGGGTGACCGATCAGACCGCCCTGCCTGAATCGCATAATCGCTTGTGTCGTAGAATCCACAAGGTCATCATGATCGCCATATGGGAATGCTGCGCACTCTTCAATGACCTCCTCAGCAAACTTTTGTTGAGGTGCATACACCATACCAGATTCAAATAAAGGTGCAACTGCATTTACACGGGCATGCTTGTCGTTGCCTTTTGACGGGGTGAAGTTGACAACCGGTATATCCATCTTTCTTAACTCGTATGTTAGCGGTAGACCTGATGCTTTTGCCTCTATAATAACTGTTTCAGGCTGCCAGTATTTATATTGGTCAAGGGCCAATCTCCGTAGTTCTGGAAACTCATACCGACCTTTTATTGCATCGAGTAGTATGAGACAAGCTCCACTATCCTCGTTTGGATAGAATATACCCCATGTGGTAATAGCGGAGTAATCTGCTGTTTCTTTTTTCAAAAAAGCTGTATCGTAAGATTGTATGACGTGATGTAATTGTGGAATGTTTTCATCATCATAGACACTCCACCATTCTCTTTTTAATATTGCACCTTCTTCTGATGTTGGTTGTTGCATCCACTGTGCGTTCCATTTAGCAACGGGTAGTGTTGCCTTGACCTTTTCTAATTCATCTTGCTTCCAATATTCAGGCCATACTGGTCCTTGGTCCAAGAGCGCTGGAAATTCGACCACGTGCCATTGATCAGCTTTTACTTCAGCTTGGTTCTTAACTAACATACCTGTTAGATCTTTCGTGCTCCATCTAGTCATAACTAAAACTATTTTACCACCAGGTTGTAAACGCTGACGTGGACCTGATGTATACCATTCGTATGCTGACTCTAATGCTTTACTAGACATTGCATCTTGTTCCGAGTGTGGGTCATCAATGATTAATAGATCTGCACCACGACCCGTGATCGCACCGCCAACACCAGCTGCAAAATATTCACCACCCTGTGACGTCTCCCAACGTCCTGCTGCCTTTGAATCTTCTTGTAAAGTTGTTTTAAAAATTTTTGAATAATCTTCTCGATCGATTAGGTTCTTTGCTTTACGGCCGAATCGTATTGCGAGTTCTGCCGTGTGCGTTGCTTGAATAATCTTGAGCTTTGGATCACGGCCCACCATCCATGCTGGCAGAAGATAAGATGCAAATTCAGATTTTGTATGTCTCGGAGGCATATTAATAATTAGCCGGTTTATTTCACCCGTAGCTAATTTATTAAATTTATCTGCAATGTGTCTGTGGTGGGA